CTGCGTTGTGTAGTTGTAGATAACTCTTCATATTACTTCCTTACTAGACCTAATCAACTTCAGTCTCTTCTTCCTTATTATTGCCTTTATCGTAGAAACCATTTCGAGCCTTATCAGCTTCTAATGCTCTATTCCTACTTTCAGAGTAGACCTCTTTATCAAGAGAAGGTAGTTCAGCATTTTCTAGGAGGGCATCAACAATATGGGTCTGGTCAGCAAGGCTAATATCAGCACCGTTAAGGTTACGAAGGTAAGCACCAAGTTCACGAAGGTCATGGGGGGCTACATCACCAGCTTCGATCTTAGGCATAAGGCCATAGTCAAGGCCGTTAAGCTCCCACAGACGCTCTACTAGCTGTTTGTTGAGTACGTCTACAATAGATTGAATGTAGCTCTCTAGCGCACGTAAAAAGAGGTCTGTCTTTGATTTACTGAGTGCGTATGACCCAGAAGGACCAGCACCTAGCATAATAAACTCAGAGAGTACACTTCTAGCAATATCGTGCTGGTAGCGAGTGATAATAGGTCCAGTATCAATAGACCTACCTGAGTCAGTACCCATCAGGCGAATGTTGACCATCTTTACACTAGAAGGCTTACCATCAGCATCATTGTAAACATCTGAGGGGAGAATAACAAAGGACTGTTCGTTTTGTTTAAGGTCACGACCAATCTCTTCAAGGGACTGTCGTACAGCTACCTGTGACTCTGTTGCATCAGGGGAAAGGTACTCAGCAGGAACCTCGATAATAGGGATACCTACTAGGTCACGCTCAATACCGATAGCTTCTCTCATCTGAACCATTTGCAGGATTTCATAAGAGGTGTAAGCATTACGAAGAACTGGCCTACCAGCAGGATCACCGTTAAGGGCAGTGGTTTTGTAGTGGAGAGACTTGTTCAAGGGGATGTAGTGACCACGACCAAGAATAGTACCAGTGTTCTGATAGACACCACACAACTCATCAGGACTGCTACCGTTACTGCCCATATCAAAACGGTTAATAGTCCAAGGCGCTCTCACAACCAACTTCTTTACACCAAAGCGACCATCAGAGTATTTAGACCTCTTCTTGGGGTTGCGAGTCAGTGGGCCTTCACGGCGCTTATACACTACCTCAAACCAAGAGAACCCGTATGATAGAAAAGAGATTGCCTCAGATACGTGATCGTCTAGGGTATGGTCCATATCCTCTAGGACAGACTCAACATACTCAGCTTCTACCCTAGCTGCATCTGATTCGTCTTTAGGTTTAACCTTTAACTTTACATCACGAAGGATTTGCTCTACAGCGTACATTACAGCACCAATAGTAGCATCGTTCTCCCGCATTTCCGCATACTTCTTAATAGCTTTGTTGCCACGAAGTTTGGGGATGAAGTCTTCACCACGGATAGTACCATTACGAATACTAGCGCCATGAGCGCCAAGAGTCTTAGTCGCAGTGGATTGAGTAAGTTTCTCTTGGGTTACCATTTATTATACTACCTAATTCTATATTCTTGTTCTTCAGTCGTACTATAAAGTAGGCCACACAACATCAAACGGGAACCCGTCTTGATCTGGCACACCACGCAAGGCTTGGCGATATGCAGTCATGGCCTCGCTCATGGTGCTGTCGCTTAGGGCTTGCCAATCTGTCGCTTGTAGAAGTTTATCGCGGTGGTTGCGGATTGATGTTTCAACCTGTTCCTGTGGTCTGTTGACGACCGTGTAACCAATGACCCAGCGACCAGTCTCATATGTATCACCAACCGATACGTCAGCGGGGTGTTCATCGTCTGGCTGCTTGGTCCTGACTTCCCTGTGTGGCTCTGCGTCCTGCACCACACGTTGGACCATGTGGTCACACTCAGGGCGCGCGTCAGGCATTACATGCACGATACCGTAGCTGGCAAGGATTGCATCACCAATCTTCTTGGGGAAGCTGGTCTTAGGATTGTCACGGCGAAGGTTTCCGAGCGTGTAAGGGAATTGCTCTACCTGTCCGTTTGATGTTTTCACGAGTAGCATTTAGGGTGTCCTTATGCGGTGGAGTATTGGTAGACTGTGTCTCCAGAGGACCCAACAACGTACATCTTTGTGCCGTCAGGTTTGAAGAATATGCCTTGTGGAGCTGTTTCTTGAGCAACAACACTGAAGTTCTGTAAGTAACTAGCTGAAGAAACATCCCAAGCGGTGCTTAGATCATACTCGTTTACATCGTCTCCAGAGGCCCCAATAACGTACATCTTTGTGCCGTCAGGACTAAAGAATAATCCAGTTGGAAATAATTCTTGCGAGGAAACACTGAAGTTCTGTAAGTAACTAGCTGAAGAAACATCCCAAGCAGTGCTTAGATCATACTCGTTTACATCGTCTCCAGAGGACCCAACAACGTACATCTTTGTGCCGTCAGGTTTGAAGAATATGCCGGTTGGATTTGTTTCTTGCGAGGAAACACTGAAGTTCTGTAAGTAACTAGCTGAAGAAACATCCCAAGCGGTGCTTAGATCATACTCATTAACATTGTCATCAATAAACCCAATAACGTACATCTTTGTGCCATCAGGTTTGAAGAACACGCCGCTTGAAGCTGTTTCTTGAGCAACAACACTGAAGTTCTGTAAGTAACTGGCGTTAGAGATATCCCAAGCAGTGCTTAGATCATACTCGTTTACATTGTCATCAGTAAACCCAATAACGTACATCTTTGTGCCGTCAGGTTTGAAGAATAATCCAGATGGACCTGATTCTTGCGAGGAAACACTGAAGCTAACGCTATCATAACTTGCGTTTGCTAGGTCAGGGTCGGTCCAGACAACACCACCACCACCAGCAGAAACACCAGCCGCACCCATCCGCATAAGCCTAGAAATATTCATGCCATTGCCGCCCCAGCTAAGAAGCCGTAGTAAGTCGTGCCACCGTCCTGCGTGTAGAACGTATATACATCCGTAGCGCCGCTGGCAGGTGCATCAGGTGCAGTACCGCCCGCCCAGTCGACAGACGAAGGCCACGTTAGCGTGTACGTCCCAGAGGGCGTAATCTTGAGCGTAAACCCGTATGCCGTCCCTGATGCTGGCGGGCTGTCAAACACGTATGTAGCATTAGCGGCAGGCGCATGTGAGAACACATTGCCAGAAGTCAGGTCAAGAGTTGTGCCTGACAGCGTTCCTACGCCTTCGGTGTCAAAATCAGAGGGCTGTAGAGCTGTATCGGCTTTAGTTCCCTGAGCATCTGTTGCATAGTCGGCCCCGTCAAACGCCTTGACCGCAGCAAGGTTTGTAACCTCACTGTCCATAAGGGCACCGGCAGATTCGACATTGGTGGCGTTCACCCCTGTACCCCCAGTTTCCCCTTGTGGGCCAGTATCACCCTGATTACCCTGAATACCTTGCGGGCCTTGGATGCCGCCATACGCAAGTGCCGACCACACAGATGAGCCATCACCAACCTTAAACTGGTCAGTGTCTGTTTCTAACCCAAATTCACCGACAGCTAGAACAGGGTTCACAGTGGTCCAATTTGCAGCCGTGTCACGGCGTAATTGAATAAGATCAGCCATTTGCAAACCCTCCGTTAATAGATTGTGTTGACGTGTATGTGGTGCTGGCCGCGCCACCGTCTATGTTTTTTGAATCGCTTCCGCTTCCGCCACCCTCTTTTTCAGCAGCCTGATAGCTGCCAACACCAGTAGCAACCGCAAGCCTATCCTCGTCGGTGATTACATAAATCTGGCCCAGCAGCAAACCATTGGCTGCGGCCAGTGTGTTCAGGTCAGCGCGTGACCCTCGTTTGTGTTGGACGTTTGGCATTTAGAATGTTCCGCAGTCTACCGTATCAACAGCCAGAGTAACAAACCCGTTTCCAGCATCTTTGGTCATAGCCATGGATGTGTTCATGCGCAAAATGCCGTCAGTGCCGTCCGTGCCGAATATAAAGCCCGCTGTGCCACCGTCAACAACAGATACTTTTTCATCAGACGATCCCGTAGGGATGTTAAGCGCAGTCTTAAACGAGTTAAACGTGATCCGCTTTTCTTTTACACCAGTGGCACTAGAGTCGTGCATGATGAGAAGGTCAGCATTACCGTCAACAGAAGCAAGAGCGTCAAGAGCGTCGATAGCAGGCACAACAGGAACCATCGTGGTCCCGTCTGTAGGAAAGTGCGCTGTCTGTCTGTCGGTCGTAAAGAACACCTGACCTGCAAGCAAAGATGAGGAAGGTAGGTTTGCATAGAGGCCGCGTTTCTGCTGGACTGAAGGCATGATGGGTATTCCTTTATGTTTTAATTGAAAGTGCCAAGATCAACAACACTATTTACAAATAGGCCACCGTCTGAACCAGTTGTTAAAGAGTTATTAGCTTGTGAAGATATATTACCCTCAGAGCCACTTGGTCCTGCAATACCCCTTGGTCCTTGTGTAGCACCAAAAACAATAGAAGCGGGTGGACTAGAAGTAATCACAACAACAAGGGGATCACAACTACTCATTACGTGTAACCTCTTGACTAAATACGACAGAACCCTCTAGCCACCTTTCGGCACTACTAGCACTAAAGTATGCCTCTAGGTCATAAACACCACCAGTTTTAATAAGGGATGTTTCTGTTGCGCTTAGGGACATTGTGATAACACCAGTAGCATCAACCTTAGTAATCTTGCCATTGTCTGTTGTAAGTTCTGCAATAACACTAGGGTTGTTCTTACTGGCCCTAATCTGCATACGGAAACCTATGCTAGTAAGGTCAACGGGGGAACCACCCTCCGTCTGTAGGAAAGTAACCTGTTGCTCAAAGTCAGAACCTTGGTACAGGGTTAGGTTATAAGAGGCTGGCGTAACTGTCATATCTATATTTCCTGATTTTACGAACTGCCCTTAGAACTTGCGTACACAATAGCTAGTTGTGGCCTCTGTACACCATTAAGCATTAACTCGGTCATACTCCATACAAGAGCATCTAGGCGGTCAGGGGAACCTATAGAACCCAAAGGCTCCCAAGTTGTCATCTGTGTTTCTAGTTCACCAAGTGATGCTTCAGGGTCAAGAGTATCTTTGACGTGATGGATCAAACCACGTTCGTACATGGCCGAGATAGGCTCTGCCCTAGCAT